TATTTCTTAAAACTGAATTAGATGGATCAATTTTATACACTAATAAAAGTAAGATGTATAAAAAAGATCACTCTAATGTGAAAAATAGATCAGTATTAGTAGAAGACATTAATACAATAGATAGAGGAAATAATATAGAGAAGATTATAAGAGATAATAGAGGTAATATGGATAGTTTAATACTAAACTTATCAAAGCTCCCCCTGTCAGACCTTAATTCAGATACTAACAATCCTTATTATATAAAATTGGCTAAAGAGAGGAAGATTGAATTGGAACGTGAAAGTAAGGCAACCTATGTCAATCCTCATAAAATAATTAATGAACTAACCAAGATAAGTAAGAATAGTAACCCAAGATATAAGGAAAAGGTTGCTTTCAATAAACGTAACAATCTAGACTACAAAGGGAGACCAAAGAAATGACAGACAAAGGAAGATTAATATTTAGGATAAAAGACTTAATATTAAAATGTAGATCACGAGGTAAATTTAAACTAGCTATTAAACTAAAGAAGAAATTGGAAAACCTGTCATGGTAGGTAGACCTATGAGAAAAGTCTTTTGTCAAGGCTTTACTCGTGCAGGAAGACGTCAAGGGAAACTCATACCTTGTAGAATGAAAGGTTATGAACTTGCAAATGGTACATATTACTGTAAATATCATGGCTATCAGAACAAACTAGGTTTTAGAAAAGCCAAATTTACAGATGAAACAAGGATAAAACAATTAAGCAAACTACAACAATTTAGGAACTATACAGATGAACAACTCAAAGAATATTACTACACCAAAGTCAAAGTCAGACTTGATAACAACGAACCAAGCCGATACAATTTGCGAAAAACTCACGAAAGGTTTAACTCTTACCGAAATACTAGAGGAAAAACAGTACGAGTTCAGCTTGATGAGTTTCTATCATTTCTTAAAAAAAAATCCGGAACTGAACGAGAGAATAACTGAAGCTAGAAAAAATGGTGTTCAAACTTTAATAGATAAACTGTTACAAGTATTTCAATATCAAGAAGTAGAAAATCCTAATCAGATACTATGGATAAGGGAGAAGACAAAGTTTATAACTTTCCTTGCCAATAAACTTACAGATTTATATTCAGATAATAAGGTACAAAATGTAAAAACTGATCAATCAATTAAAATTTCTTGGGAAGACAATCAAAATGATATGATTGATGTATCAGAGGATATAGTAGATATACCCTCTGATAATAAAGATTAATTTTGTGTTGGCTGTTCTTTTAATTCTACCATTACTTTCCAATGATCTCTATGAGCCATACAACATTGATCAAATTTTTCCATAGCATCATCTGCTGTTTTAGCATTGATGTATAAAATAAAATTAAACATTATATTATGAAAAGCATAAACTCTATGTTCTTCATCTTCATAATGAGCATTTGCTGATGCTGATGTTTTTATTTTCTTTGTCATTTAGTTTCCTTTCTTGTTGTTGTTTATAATTTCTAACTATTTCTTTCCAAGCTAGACCATTTTGTTCTTTAAGAGTGTTAAATAATTCTTTAACATTTTCTCTTAAATTTTGTTTTTGTAGTTGTTTATCCATTAATAATTAGGATCAAGATAAGGTATATCTTCTTCAATTAATTCTATACAAGATCTTAAACTTTCTAAATGTTGTTTAGCTAAAACATCTTTAGGGTTATCATAAATTTGATCTCTTTTTCTTTCAATCAATTCATGTAATACTTCAATAGATTTTTTATATTGATTTTGTTTTATTTCATAGTCTTTCATTTTGTTTTTCCTTTCTGTTTGTTTAAAATATTATAGCACCCAATATAAAACCTACTAAAAATATGATCCATTCAGGTCTATATTGTAGCAATAATTCTTGCCATTCTTGTTTAGTTTTACCTAGTATAATCATTTTATTTTATCCTCGCTTTCTGTTGCCATTTTATTATAACAAGATTGGCATAAACAAGTATAATCAACCATGTTAGGTTTATCTAATTCGTTATCCCAATATAAAGTTTCATTCTCATCTGTATTATTACAATTATTACAACTCATTTATTTATCCTTTCTGTTTGTTTCATCAATTATTTCATCTGGCAAAGGTACTATATCATAATCATAATGTATGGCTAAACTGTGTTCGTCTAGCTCACTTTCTTTTTTTATTTTTGCCAAATAATCGTTGAAGTCTTTTATTGTTTTATTTAATTTATTGTAGCTACTATTATCATTCATATTTATTTGATCTCCTCTATTTCTTCTATTGTAAAATCTCCCGCTGAATTTGATAAATCATTATTTTTATAATCATAAACGCAAGTATCTAACGCAATTTTTTTAGCTTGTTTTTTATTATCTGCGTCAATTTCTGTTTCATAAATTGCATAAATAGTTTCTTCTGCTCTTACTTTATACTTTGGCATTTATTCCTCGCTTTCTATTTGTTTATCTAATGCGTTTTTGATTGTGCTTTCTAGTTCCCAATATAAATTGCTACCTTTTTCTGTGTTTTTTGTGCTACCTATATTGTCTTCATCAGCAACTACATATTCATTTGCTATATCATCATGCAAACTATCAATGAATTTAAAATATAAATCATCAGCTAACTGACAAGCCATATCAAAGTTTTTATCTGTCATTATTTCCTTTCTATTTGTTTAAGTCTGTTAAGATATAAGTACCATTTTTAATTTTGGCTCGTGTATCTTTTATAGTTTCATTTAAAAATATATTTCTATATTTTCCGGTAGTGTTTGAGTAGTTCCAATATTTTTGATCTAAAAATATTTGATTATACAAAGTATCTTTTTTTACAATCATAGAATTATAAGATTGAAAATATATATTTTTATGATCATCAGTAATAACAAATTGATTTGCTATTTTGTTTCCATTGCTGCTTTTTATGTTTTCTACTTTCATTGTTTTAGTTTCCTTTCTTGATTTGTTTTTTATGTTCTCTAAATAATTTTACAGCATCTTTTTTACTGTAAAAATAATATACTTTAGTTTCCCAATATCCATTAATTATATCTGAAACCCGCCACGCTCCCTCATTATTTTTGTCTATTATCATTTGTGTTTCCTTTCGTTAGTTAATTAAAGTTAATAAATAAATATGGCTATAATTAGGCATTAATCTAATTCAACCCTTTTACCAAATGTATGCATAGCTTTGTATCTTTTGCCATTTACAAAAACTATATATTGTCTACTAATACCATCTTCACAAATTTCTATTGCTTTTTTCATATCATTAACAATATAATTTATCGGCTTTGTAAAAGCTGAATGAAATTCTATTTTAATATCTTTTTTCATTAGTTGTTTAACTGTTAATGAATTCTCTTGTGATGTTAATCTTTTACTCATTAGTTTCCTTTGGTTGATTTGTTTTTTTCATAGTGATTTATATTCGTATAATAATAAGGCATGATTATGGCAGATACAAAAAAGATTTATTATTTATTTGTGTGATGTTATTGCAACAGTATTGGTAGTTTAGAATTGTTTTAAGTTATTGTTAAGGTGTTGAAAAGATCGTATCCATTTATAAACAGCGTCTGTTTTTTTTCTCACATCATAACAAGCGACAGTAAATAATGAGTACCAAACTAATTAATGTTAATTAAATGCTTTACTACCGGTAATGTTTTATTATCGCTAATCTATAATAGATATATTTTACCTAGTATTGTCTATGTTTTTGTTTTTCTAGATAGGGGTACACCCCCTATTTCTGCCGCAGTTTTCTTTCTATATATACACCGGACTTGAGGACACCCTTACAGCCACCCACACCTTTATACACACACATCTTTTCTGTTTTATTTTTTTTAAAATACACTAGATATAGTATATGGATTACTTTAGTGCAGACGATTTAGATTCAGTTGCTTACATAGAAGAAGGCTCAAACAATGTTATATTAAAATTTTATGGCTTTCCCAATAAACTAGCAGCCGATCTATTTATCAGCTATGCTATGCTCAATATGGGTTTTGATTACGAACCTGTAGATGGTATGAAGTCTGACATGATACACTAGATATGGATATTAAAATACCAAACACAGTTTTGTTTTACTCAAGGAGTAAAATCAATTAACATGAATATTAAAATACCTTACACACCAAGGAAGCATCAAGCTCACTTGCACAAACAAATAGATAAACACAGATGGAATGTATTAGTATGCCATAGAAGATTTGGCAAAACAGTTTGTATGATCAACCACCTAATTAGGTCAGCATTACTGTCCAAACTAAAGAACCCTAGATTTGCCTACATTGCACCTACCTTTAAACAAGCAAAGTCTATCGCATGGGATTACATGAAACAGTTTACCGCAAAAATACCCCACACTAAATTTAACGAAACAGAACTACGTGTAGACCTACCTAATGGTTCTCGTATCACCTTGCTAGGCTCGGAATCTCCAGATGGGTTAAGAGGTATATACCTTGATGGATGTGTCATTGATGAGTACGCAAATGTAAACAGTAAGCTGTTTCCAGAAATAATTAGACCCGCATTATCAGATCGTAAAGGTTACTGTGTCTTTATTGGCACACCAATGGGAATGAACAATAATTTTTATGAGTTGTACCAACACGCACAAGGTGCGGAAGATTGGTTTAACTATAAAGCTAAAGCATCAGATACTAAAATTGTAGACAATGATGAGCTAGTCAAAGCAAAAGAAGTAATGGGTGAAAAGAAGTACCTACAAGAGTTTGAGTGTGATTGGATAGCCAACATAGAAGGTGCAGTATATGGGGATGTAATTGCAAAACTAGATGATGATAAACAACTTACAAGAGTTCCCTACGATCCTGCCTTACCAGTATCTACAGCATGGGATCTTGGTGTCTCCGACCACAGTAGTATAATATTCTATCAACAGTTAGGAAGAAGCATTAATATAATAGATTACCACGAAGAGAGAGGTCAAGGTTTACCATACTATGTTAAGATGGTTAATGACAAAGAGTATGTCTACAAAGATCACTTTGCACCACACGACATTG